GAATCCCAATGCATGTTATACCGTTCTACGTAAGCCATAATTAATAACTATTTCGTTTTGCTTCATTCAATTTTAATACAGCATACAAATCATCTCCCCGTGCTCTCAATTCAATTTCCGCTGGTATGACAGACATCGATGGGGATAACATCTTCTTTAATTTATCTAGTGGGGCAATTACTTCGGGATTGGATCGGGCTCCAGCATACTCTCCCATCATAGCCATTGTAGGACCTGATACAATACCACCTTCAGAAAATTTAGGAACTGCAGCCAAGGCACCAACCACAGCAGCTACACTAGCGGCAATTGCTAATAAATTTCCCGGGAATGGTATGGCAGCTCCAGAAGCAATAGCATCTGTTTGTGCCGCAATAGCTTTGGCAGCAGTAATCTTTTTAATCACTCCTATTAATTTACCAGCTGAACCAAGGATTCGACCAATGTATGTTGTCCATTGTGCCATTTGATTATTTGCAACTCCCACAGCAGCACCAATTCCATTAAATACATCTTGCATTGTCTGACCTGCAGTTACCCACATTTGAGTAGATGTTGTAATCTCCTGTAATTTTAATTGAAACGCAGCTAATTCAGTTGCCGTTGCGGCATCTTGTATTTCTTTTAAATCAGCGACTTGTTGAATCGCTAACTTTACCATTGTTTGATCATGGTTCATTTGTTCCTGCTCAATCAAATTATCAATTTGAGCAGCAAGTTCTGGGAATTCATTTCGTTGCTTTTGTAGTATAGCAATACGGTTAAAGTAATTCAACTCCTCCTCGGCTAAAGTACGTTGGTACCCATCTTTGATAGCAGCTACTTCTGCAGCCATCATTTCTTCAGTGAGTTGCAACCGTAACGCCGCCATTTGTTCTAAACGGGCTTTTACCGCCTCCACATCCACAATCTCTTTAGTTTCTCCAGCACCACCACTACCACTTCCACCTGTTCCAATAGCTGGAGTAGGCACAACAACTGTTTCATCTAGTAATCCCGTAGTTTGTGCCAATTCAGCATAAGCCGTATCCAGCTCCTCAACCGCTTCCGTCGCTCTCTGTAACCGTTGTTCTAATAATTTGGCTTGCTGTGTTGCAATATTACGGCCAACTAAACCCCGCCCCATCTTGGCATACGCGCCAATCAATTTCTCCTCAACACGAGCCTGTTCTTTTAGAGCAGCAGTGTACCGCTCTTCGAACATCTGAAGTTTGATTTTATTTCGTAAAGCAGTTAAATACTTTTCAATTACACCAACATTATGATTAATCAATACACCCTCATCAGTCAAAGACGCATTGTAATCCGGCATGATTTCTTTGAGTTTATTAATGGCCTTAATGCGAGATTCATTTGATCGGTTCTCATCCTCAATGGCCCGTACCAAAGTTCGTACCGTTAAAGATTGCTTCATGTACTCTTTTTCAGCCGCTTTCGTCGCATTGTTTACTGCATCATATGTTCGGAACAACGACTTATTCGCTTTAACAAAAGACACAGTGGCTATGGTGGCAGCTGTCAATGCCACAAGCAATACCCCAATTGGATTGGCTGATATTGCCATAAACAATTTACCAACAATGAGCAACAAAGGACCCAAGGCGGCAGTAAGTGCTAATATCTTAATGGTTGTTTGTTTCTGCTCTTCCGTAAGTTTATTAAACCAAGTAGTAACAGCCTTAATTTTTTCAGTGAAACTTTCAATGATCGGAACAACGGCACTCTTCATCGCCTTACCAAAAGTAACTAAAGCAGTTTTGACCTGCACGATAGCCTTATTCCATTTATGCCTCAATGTTTGTTCAGCAGCCAAATATGCCATATTTAAAGAACCAGTGGTATCTTCCATCCGTTTGGATATGGCAATGTTTTGTTCCATGTTAGCTCCCATCAAGTCAAGCACTCCCATTAATGCCCTTATATTTGGGAAAACCTTTGACATAGCTTCTTCACCATATTGATTGGTAGTCAATCGAAGCGTTTCCAGAGTAGCAATCAATCCCTCTTCTTTGATTTGTTTCCGCAAGCCGGAAGCACTTAACCCCATCCCTTCTAACGACCGTTTAGCGTCATCTGTAGGTTTTAACAATGTAGACATAACTGCTTTTAACTGAGTAGCAGCAACCGCAGCAGGCGTACCCGTACGAGTCATACCCGCAAACGCGGCACCTACCTGATTAAACGCCACCCCCATCTCCGAGGCAATTGGTAAAACAATACCTAATGACCCGGCTAATTCATCGGCTTCAATCTTTCCTTCTCGTACAGAAGCCACCAGTATGTCAGTAGCCATTGCCGCATTAAGATTCTCAGACCCGTAAGCGTTCATGGCCGATGTAACCAAGTCGGCTATGGTTTTTGTTTCTCCAAGACCGGCCACAGAAGCCTTTGCCGATAAATTCAAGGTGGCTAGGGCTTCGGCACCTCGTTGTCCTGCGGATTCAATAAAGAACAAGGCATCTGCCAGCTCTTCAGGACCCCGGCCAACTGCCGGAGCCATCTTCAAAACCTCATCAGTCAGCCTGGCAACTTCCTCCGCTGCGACTCCAACCAAACCTTCAATCTTAGACATCGATGCTTCAAAATCAGCAAATGATTTTCCGGATATGGCACCCAGAGCAAGCAATGGTAAAGTGATAAACTTATTCATCTTCTTACCAACCGACACCATACTCTTTCCAACCTTAGCTAATGAGGCAGACATCCTTGCAGATGCACTTTTCATTGCAGCATCTGCCGCTTTCATTTCACCCTGTGCAGCAGTTATCCCTGCCTGGAATTGCGTCATATCCAACCCCAAACTCGCGATCAATTGCCCTACTGTAAACGCATCTGCTCCCATTATTTTCGTGTTTTAAATTTAGCACCAAAGGCTAAGGCCATTGCCATAACCGCTTGTTTCTGTTCCTCTAGGGTTTGAACTTTGGGTTTTAACCCTTTCTCCCATTCAAATATCCCTAAATCCTGAGGCTTTCTTATTTGCTCCTTCATATTAGGAGCAGCAACAAACACAGATTGGTACCTAGCTACTTCGTATTGTATCTGCATTTGTGTTTTATAAATCTCCTGCTTCGACTTCATTGCATAATAAAACTCAGCCGGATACATCAAATAAAACTCGCCAACAGATAAACCCAAATGTGCGATTGCTGTACCACACAATTTATTAAAATCTATTGCTCCTCCCCCACCGTCGGCTTTTCCGACTGATCCTCATCCCTTGCAAAGAACTTTGGAATCATCTCAACAAAATCAAAATAGCAATCACAAAGGATACGCTCCATGTCTACCATTTTAAATTCCATTTTAGTTTCCGTTACTACCGCCCCACGTTCCATTGCATAATACAAGAACGGTTCGTACAAACTCAAATCAGTATCCAGCTTTTCCAGACCACCTTTTGCTTTGTGTTGAAGTCTTTTGAGTGCATAAAAATCAACTACGATGGGATACTCATCCCCATCAAACTTTAAATACTCTACTCTTTTTGCCATGATTAAGCATATTTATTTTTGATTAATAAAAAGATTGCTTGTGATTAAAGCAATCAAAATTAAGATCCAGAACCACTATTCACTGTCACCTCGCCACTAACCTTGATAGTCACAGTTGAAGTAACCTTATCATCCGCCGTAACTTCGATCGGACATTCAGTCACAACTCCTGCAAATTCAATGGTAGTGTTCTCCTCATCTGGAAGGACGATTTCGTAATACTTCGGAGCATCATCTTCAAAATCAGTCTTAATGATGTCATAAGTAACACGGGTGAAGTTCATAGCCAACTGAACATTTCCTCCATCTCTGAAACCTCCAATGAACTCTCGGTAACCACCGATTGAGTCCAATGAGGTAACATCAATAGTCTCACGAGTCATACCTGGTCCGGAAATGGATGTGACTTCAGCTAATGTAGCCCAAGACGCTCCATGCCTCCGAAACTGTGTACCTACTCCTGCAAATGCTGCACTAATAGCCATATTTACCTCCTCTTAGTTTTTATAACCCAACAATTCATCGTCGTTGAGCGTTAAAATTAGTAATTATTCGTGGTCGATCATTCGAATCTCTATCCAACAGAGCAGGTTCCCCTGTGGCTTGAATGACCGTATATAAAGCACTATTCCATGTCTCACTTGCCCGGCCATGTAATAGTTCCATTATATTCCTTGCTAAATCCATTCCAACGGTATACGATTTATTTCGTACCCTGATCTGGAATGCACTTCTATAATATCTTTCAGTTGGATCCAAATTCAGATCCGGTGGAAATGAGGGAGTGTCAAAAATAGTAACCGTATTGTCTGGACTTTTCGGTTCTTTACCTATGAACAAATCAGTTCCAGCAGTTAAAGCCAAAGCACTCTCCGCCTCCAGCATATCTTTTATGTCTTCGCTTACAGCATTCATTTCTTAAGTTTTCCACTTGAGGACATCTTGCCTCGAATGATTAATAATGCCTTGAATGTATTTCTCTTTAAAGAAGCTTCCAGGAATTTAGGTCCTGAACCAGCTTTACTCCACTGTACATCTGGATTCATATTTTCGTGTACAAAGTATGCGTAATTGGCACTAAACCCAAATAAAACAGCACTCTGTTTTCTTGTCTTAATATCAGATATTGTACTCACAAAACGACTGGCTCGTAAATTCCCCAAATCAACTGGAGTAGTAGGAGACGTTCTTTCCGTATCATTCAATATAAAGTAAGCAGCAGAGCGTAAACCTTGAGTACCGGAAATACCATACTCAACCAACTTCTGGTTTAAGCCTGCCATCACATTATCAATACCCATTAATCCTCTCCTATGTGCCACCATTATATTGTACGATTTGCTGTCATGTTTACATTTGCTCTTCTTAGAAATTCAGTAGTAGATTTAAATCGAGGCGTTTTGGTAAAGGCAAGAATCCGTTCAGCCTGGTCTACATTCCCAGGATCAACATCATAGACAGAATCCGTTACAGATCCTAAATACAAAAACCCATCTTCCACCACATCCTGATCCAACCATACACGGGCACGGCTTACAACTTCTTCTCCATTGTTGTTTATAACTAATTCCTTAGCATTTTCCCAACGACAACGCACTTCCACTCCTGCAGCGTAACTGTATTCAGCATACGCATTCTTTGTAAGTGGTGCCCAATAGACTGCCGTCTGCACCAAAGCTCCCGATATTGTAGACATTATCCCCATCACTCAAAACTTGTTATTGCTTTAATACTAATCGCTTTCTTACCCATATTGGATAAACCGCCACATGTATCTAACATCTTAGCGGTTTGGCCATATATAGTAGAATCTAATTTATCCCCATCAAATGAACTGACGTTATAGGTAACGGACGCATCTCCTAACTTCTCTGATTTGACGGCTGACCCTGTTGCTCCCGAGTCTGGTACTAATGAAATAAAATGAGCACTCAATTGCCGTTCAATTTCTTCCATCACAGCATCACTCAACCCACACGTCACATTGGCGGTGACAATCACATTTGCCACATCAATCCAAATCTGGATCTGGGGATCTGTCAGAGTAGTATCAATTATCTGCTTTACTTCTGTTGGTGTTGTCCTTGTCGCCATAATATTTTATTTTTTACGATTCTTCCATAACTTAGGTTCAATAAATCCACGAACCTCATCTTCCTTCCATTCCAAACCGAGCCATTCAATCATTTGCCTTATCTTAGAATAATCCCCATCCACCATACGTTCCGGCCAAACCTCTTGCACAATCAATCCATCTCCAATCATTTCCCGGAACATCTCTTCGTGATGATGAACCCACCATAACCATCCATTGTATTCATTACTGGCTTTTACAGCTCGTTGATTTTGAGATTTAGAAAAAGCTCGCATAAACCCTGTGCGCATACATGAGTTAATAATATCCGGAGTCTTCCGGCGCACTATGACCCATTTTGCTTTTGGAAATGCGAAATCCCAAACGGGCCAATGCTGACACATCTTTGCCCCCTTATACATCCAAGGACCACTTTCGTACCCCTCATCCTGCATCACTTCAATTACTTTATTTTTCCAAGAAGTTGGAATAGGGATTCTATCTGTTTGTGGTAAGGGATATTGCCCTAATGAATCCACATTGATGGTACGATAATACGGCTTTACAATACCATTCCGAATCTGCGCATTTTCAAACATCCCCTTCGCATTGTTTGAATTAGGACCACTCATAACTCCCCCAAAGGCTCCGCAAATATGGATTATACCAGCTACCATACTTGTGCCGCTTCGAGCACATCCTGTTATGAGTATCGGTTCAATCATCCTGTATAAAATTTAGTGTCCAGCCAAGCCAGATCATCATAAACAAATTCTTTCATCTCTTCTGCCAAAAGTTTATCTGGATCAGGGTGCTCATGTACGGTATCCAAAATAAGTTGACCAACTGATTGAATAAGACTGTTACCTTGGTAACACCATCTCTTTGTTACCATTGGATCATACTCCAAATATGGGTTGCTCATATACGTGACAGCGCAAGGTACTTGTGGATCATTATAAATCGATCTACGACCCATAAGACCCATTTCAATAACAGAACCAGCAATTCCATCATGCTCCGTTAACCTGACACCTATGATAGCGTCCTTGTAAAGCTCATACAGCTCCATTTCACGGTGTTCTCCATAGGTGGTATATATAAACTCAGGTGCTGTACTATCATGCTCCCATTGTAGCTCTATGCGATTCAGGAGAGTGGTTCCGTAATACCACTGCCGCTTGCGATTCCCATAATGATATACCTTGTCTTCACATTCGGACTCAAACTGATATCCAGATACGTCAACTGGAATAATAAGACGGTGCTGGTAATTTATTCCAAAATGATCCAGATCCGTTTTACACCAATGTGAAAACGTGACATTAAAAATACGGTCTTCGTTCTGTTTCAAATAAGCAACAAATCCTGGATGTTGGTGGAGGGTAAGTGTATCACTGCCCGTCCAAAGTATTACCGCAAAACCTTTATGATTAGAAACACAGGTTTTAAGTGTTATAGAACCACATCCAAATACAAACAAAGGCACCTGAGTATCTATTCGAGGTGTGTATGTCCCTAGTTTGAATTTCTCTTTTACACTTGGTAAAAAAGACTTTTGACCCATTCCTATGCACGCTTGTAATCTCATTGCAATACTTTCTTTATTGGTTGTGGGTTTGGATTCCCTAATCCGGCACGCATAATAAAATTCTTTACATCCTGTGGTGGTTTCAGGTGCATCACAAAACCACCCCCCTCATTTTCAAACCAAAATGGTAATTCATAATAAGTATGTTCCTCCACGGTAAACGACGTGGCATACTTCTCCATCAATACCGCTAATGAGGGACAATTCCGTATGTGTATTTTATCTGTCATTGGTATGCTTCTTTAACCCATGCTGTGTTGCATTCGTGAGGACGAGGGATGCCATGAAATAAAACAAAGTCTACATGTTTTGGTTTCTTAGTAACCCCCACTCTTTTTGTGTACCATTTATATGACTCAATAACAAAATGATTATTCAATATCTTTATGTTTGCTCCAGCAGCTTTCAAATTACGAATGGTATGCTCCTGTTCCAGTCTACCATTTAAACTAGCTTTAGGATGCTGCATTAATCTCTCTTCCCAATCTCCATTCCACATCATCACCCCATTAGCAAATTCACGTCTGGGATTGAAGGAACGGATCATATAAAAATCATCATCTCCGCAAGGTAGATCCCAGATACGATCTAAGGCCCCAAACATTAGCGTATCCAGCCCTGTTACGACCACCCGACCCTTTATACCAAAAACCTCTTGCATCGAGTATTTGCCCTGTAAATCGTGTATTAACGGGCGAGTATAGATTCCTTCAATACTAGGAAGATCTGTCAGGCAAACAAAAGAATCCAGCAAAGGCATAGACCGCTGTACCTGCCTTTGCAGAATACGGACATGCTCTTCGGTGTAATCACCTCCTGTTTTTAATACACAAACAAATGTTCTCATAATATATCTTCAATCCGTGCTTTTGGAAACTGTTTAATCGTACTCGATTGTGATACGTTTATAATCTCCAAACCTAATATCTTGGCATCCTTTACCACATAGGGGAAACTTAATTTATGGCGATGGAATGGAGTCTTCCTTGCGTCTTTCTTCACCCCAGGTGCCATATAATGACGATGCCAATGTTGGTTGACGTGTTCCCCTAATTCCATGTCAAACCCTAATAAATAAATCCGCTTCACCCCTAAATGATATGCCACATTAATAGCCGCTGCCCCACTGTTATTATTCCAACAAACATAATTCATGCGTGCCGCTATTCCTTTAGGCTTACCACCCATTTTAGGAGTATATTTTACGCCGTATTCTTCTCCATTTTCTGCCCAATATTTATGACAGCTTACTTTGGGTTTTGAAAATTCCATTAATTTTGTTTGGTTCCTCCAGAAAAACCCAGTATCACCAAAAAATATAAAATCAATCCAATCCCCTAATAAAAAAGCAGCATTGACACCTATTACATGACTGTCATGTAGGCGGGATAGGTAAGGAGAGTAAACATCGACCGGTTGCCGACCTTGTTGGACAGCATCAATCACATCTTGTGGTACTCCAAACTCGTATGGAATTGAAGGACCCCCTCCAATTATCCAACACTCTCCTCCCTCCCACATTTTAGGGATCCGCCAAATCATTACTTCAAAGAACTAATCAATTCACCAGCCGCTTCCTTTCGCAGAGCCTTTTCGTTCATCACCTTACCATTCACATCCACCACGTTGTAGTATCCACCACCACGGGGAACAAGAGTATATTCCAAATCAACAATTGGAAGTTTCTTTGGTTCAGTTTTGGCTTTAAAAGCTTCCGGATCCACAGGGACCACAGTATCCCGAAATGCTAAAGGAATATCTTCAACCCGTGCCAGAAATTTCTGATATGGTTTAATGATACGCCTCTGTCCATTAAGGGACATGACAAAATGACCTCCTCCAGTTTTCTCCCAAAGGATAGCTTCTGGATCTTCAGTTTTCAATGTTTTTGTTCTTTTCATCTTTGATTAATGAGTTAAAAAAATCACATGATTAGTGATTCTTATAGTTATGCTAAATGAACAATTCCACATTTACCGTTCTGGTCAGAGCGAATCTGGGGAACCTGAATTGTCATCACCTTGTACTTGGTAATCATGTTACCCTCCACACCCCATTGGATGTTTTGAGTTCCCATACCACGTACCAATCTAACAACATCTGTGGTCATTTGGACCATCAGTACATTATTAGCAGGAAGAGTATCAACTACAGAAATCCCAGAAATCCCGTCAATCTTCAACAACCTCTCACGAATCGTTGTTCCCGTAGGAGCAGTGGTATCGTAATCGGCATCAATGACAGTCTCATAAGCGGTAGGAATGTACAGCTTGAAAGGACCCATGTAATAGTTATTGATCATTGTCTGTTTCAGAGACAACACCTCAGCAACTATATCTGCGGCACTCTTCGCAGAAGCATCCCAATTTACACTCAGGGTAGCTTGATTCCTGTCTGGGAAATTGATATACGAGTATATCTTATTCCGACTCCGGGAATCAGTTTCTCCGAAAGCATAATCAGTGTTGGTGAACAACATCTGCTCCAACTTAAGATTGATCTTCCTTGAAGCCCTTTCGACCATTGTTACGTCAAGAGGATTCCCAAGATTACGGCTCATTGCCAGCGCACGGGCATTGATTTCATAATCTACATGGAGGATTGGTAAGGGCAGATAATTGTGCTGGAATACCGGACGATCATTCTTTCCACGGGTAATCGCGTCCATGGTAAGCTCTGCTTCCAGAGCATCCCCCACATCGTGCCATTCCAGGACAGTTGACCCCATTCCATTTCCAACATCAAAAGTCAAACCACCATTCACCAAATCAGCGACACCACCGAGGCGGCTCTCTTTAATGGGTATAATGGCCTCATCCAACCTTTTCCATTCTTCCCTTCGAAGGGTAGCATTGTTTACCAACCTTGTGGTATAATTCTCAGGCTTAGAAGCGTCACCTCCTTTGAATACAGCAATCGTACCTTTACCGGTCTTTGGATCGATATAAGGACGCATTGCGGGAACATTCAATTGCCCATTTGACATAAGCGCACCAGCGACTTCACCGAGAGCTTGTCCTTGACCTATTAAATCAACATTCATTGTTTTTCCTCCTTCTTTTTAAATGATTCGTACAATGATGCGTTTCTCATAGGCAAGTGGGCCACTGGACTCCTCTGCACTGGAATCACTCAAATCCACAGCCTCGGTGGCAACGCCAATAAGGGATTGTGGTTGAATATCTCCACCTGCTGAAGAAACTGGATCTGCAACAAACTTCCGCAGATACCCTTCTCCATTAGATTCCAGAAAATCACCAATTGCGACATTCTCTCCATCAGCGAGGATTGCATATACCTGATCACCACGACCTGGGATCCATACATGACATTTATCACCTGATGCATACGCATCGTTTATGCCCTTTCCTTCGTACTCGTTCTCACGAGCGAACATGATAAGGGCGTTCTCTCCTGCGCTGTTATGAGCAACCACCGCACCTGCGGAAGTCAGCTCAACCAGCATGCCGGGAGTAATTGCTCCTGCGGCAGCGAGCTCCTCAAATACATTTGAGTAGTTCTTAACTAAAACACTATTCTGTGCCATTTATATCCCTCCTTTCTTTATTCAGGCAGAACTGGAAGCAGGATTTCTCCGCCTGCATTTGTCTGCACAACGTCACCACCACCAGCTTGGCCGGAATAGTTGACGGTCTTTTTAATTGACTTGGAAATACCTTCCAAAGTGGCATCAGCCAAAGCATCCAAAGTTTCCTTTGTCCACGCATCTTCAGTATTTTCCATTATGCCCTTCACGAGAGCTTCCCTTTTGGCCGCATAAGCAGCTACACCAGCTGTGACCTGAACCTTCATTGCTTCCGGCATCAGTGCTGTGTAGTCATCAATGGTCTTCAGCGTCTGCTTGAAAGTGTCAAGCACTTCCGCAGAGTTAGCCTGAATTACTTCAGGTGCCAATTCCATTGGTGACAGTTTTTCAATGACTGAGGCCTCTTGGACCATCAACCACTCCTTGTCATCTGCTTTCCAGCGAGTGGACGCATTAGCAATTAATGCATCAACTTTGCCTTCGCAGCAAGGAGTTTTAGAGTTTTCACTCATTTGTTCGTCCTCCTTTTTATTTGAATTAATATTAGGTTTCTTTGTACGCCGCATCTGCATTGTAACATAAGACACCTCTTTCCGTACCTCGGAAGAATTATCTGTCAATTCCACTTTTCCGGCATTGACCGAATACCCCCTCCTAAAGAGATTACTACCTCCATCGGCATCCCGGACACGATAAACGAAATCATTCGCAAACACTTCTTCCAAATAAAACATTTTGGTATTGGTGTCCATTGCATCCAATGCTGACTGAAGGAGCTGAGAAATCTGCTGGAATCCCTCCTCATTGCTGATAGGGACAATAGCAAAACCACTTTGGTTTACTTGTTTCAAAGTTGCAAGTAAATTATCCACTTTACCTCCTTCGTTATTATTACGAATACCACAACCGTCAGACCAACTACAGGCACCTTGTCCGCCGGGCAGGAGGGCTAAGTGATCCGGATGGTAATCCAACGCAATGGAATCGTAGGTTTCTCCATTCCACTCAGCACCTTCCTGAGCTTCTTCGGAGTTACTAAACACCCCGACACTGACATCAAGTGGTTGCCCACTATTAATGTGTTCCAATGCCTCGGGGGATAATGCGGTTATCCGTTGAACGTCTAACCAAGCTTCAGCCCGCAAACTACCATCTTCAAATCGAGTATTGAATATCTGCCCCACTGACCACTGATCTAAAACCTGTGGATTTTGGGCTGATACATTCTGTCCCCCATTCTGCGGATGATCAATTGTTACCGGGATGCCATTCCAAGCCTGGACATTTTGTGCCAAACTTTCGGAACGATGATAAATAGGACCACCACTTCCATGGTGAACACCCTCTTTAATCATTACCACGGGAACAACTATATGCTGCCGACCGTTTAAGTTTCGAGTTTCAATTGTATAATTTATTGCACTCGTTAAATACGTTTCTAATGTTCTTGTTTTCATTTCTTATCTCCTTTCAACTTCTACAGGCAGGGCAATACACCTGCACTGTGGATGAATCGGTATTAAATGCTCAATTTCATCCAAGGAATACCGATTGCCATGATATCCGGCACACTCTGTACAAACCCTATCATCCCCAGCGGTTGTAAACTCCGCTTGAATTACAAATCCATCTGCCGCCCAATTCTTATATTCCTGTACCATCCCTTGATGATGTGCTCTGATTGTTTCAGTACGGGCCAATATTTCAGCTCTACGTTTGGCTGGCATAAAATAAGATACCTGTCTGCCAGTTCTAGGATTAATGTAACTTATATCTAACCCTAATTCAGCACCACCTCCGTTTATGGTACTCACTAATTTCCTAGCAAGAAGAGCCGGCCCATCGCCATCAACTAATCCTTGCGCTAATATAGTTGATATTTGTAGATCCATTGCCGTTGTGATCCCTCTTAATTGTTCAAAAGCTCTTGTATATACCATTCCCACCCTATCAATATGAAACGGAGTCGAAAGCAGGGCAGAAGCACCACCAAACTGACTCAACGAGGGTATATTATAACCAGCCTTAGATAGTTCGTATCTCGCCCTTAAAACTCCTCTCTTGTAGCTGTCCTGTATGTATATGTTAGTCCAAGGAGCCTCGATAGCAGATCCAGCCTGATTCATTTGAATTGTCTCCAACAATCCCCGTTCTTCCTGGCGACGTAACCATTCCATAAACGCTTCCACCTTTTGGCCTACTCTCGGGAAGTTGAAAGCCTGATATCCTGGAGGGGGAGTCAGTTCAGTATATGTTTGTACAGCCAATCCAAAACAATCTTGATCTACTACGGTTTGTCGGATCACCCGAACCAAATCGCGAAACCTGCGATTCATATTCCTGACAAACGCATTCCGCAAAGTCAAAGTCCTAGTTGGGTCATATTGATTGACCTGTACTTGGCTGTATGTTGTGCAAGTTTCACACATTACTTATCATCTTGTTTTTGTTCACCAATATTATTTCCCTCTCCTTCAATTATTTCTTCCTCTTCTGGTGTAAGTAACGGTTCTAACCCAACCGCCGCATTTCGAGCCTCTACAATTTTTTCAATTTGCTCGTCCGTCAGTCCTACAAATATTTCCAAGAATTGCTCTGGAGTAACAACAGCTTCCAAAATTGGATTATTACCATACACACTTAAAGCATCGGCCCGTACTTTACCAACCTTAGCTTTTTCTTCATCCGACATCGAGAAGAGATCCTTCCACTCAACATTGTATCCCTCTTCGGGAGCTTCTGGAAGAACTCCGTACTCAATCAATCGATCCACAAACGGGCGTATTATGCAAGGCTCGGCAAATTCCTCACGTCGGGTTTGAATAAGACTCAACCAACTGGTAATATCCTGTGTACTGGATAACTCCCCTCGCTCAGACCCTGTCAGTATTCGTTTTGGTATGCCTGTTTGCGCTGAAATCATTTGAATGACTACATCAACATGCTTGGATGGGTCACTAACTTGTTGTACCAAGGCTTCAAACGTAACACCCTCATTGACCAACATACGACGGAGATTGTTTTCGTATTCATTGATCTGATTCTGTAGATCCTCTTCCACAGCCGAGGTTAATGTTGCATCTGGATCTACCTTGGCTTGATAACCAGGACGGGCACCTCGCCAAAACATTTCTGCTGAACCACCTACCAGTTTCTCTAAATCCATTAAACGATTCCAAATAGGCTCCAGCGGGGGAATCCCCTCTGTATTACTTTCCAGCAATTCCGGAGACACATGAAGGATCCGTGAGGCATGGACTAACATACTGTCCGTTTTACCATCACCAGGCATCGTCAATGTAATATTGTATATTTCAGGATTGCCGTATTCTGGATCCTTTGTATTGGTAATCCATTTTTCAATACTGGCATGATTCTCAGCCAATGATTTGACGTACATTAAATCCAAATCATTGCCGGATGTGATTGGTTTTTCAAAATCTTGTTTGGTGACTG